CTCCGTCCTCGCCGTCGTGCTCAATCATGGTGATAGAAAATTTTTGCGGCGCCAGCCTCTTTGACTGGGCGTAGAGCCTGGTCCGCTGGTTGCCATACTGGGAAAAGTGGTTTCCATCGCACTTAATCAGAAATGCCGACCCAACCTCTAAGCTTTGAAAGGGGTATTCGGTCTTGCGTTGAGCACTTCGATAGACGCTTTTCATCATAAGGTCGGCAGCGGTTGCCGGATCAACGATTTGAACCATCTTACAACTCCAATATTCTCGTGATTGTTGTTTCACAATAACTACATGGTTTCAAATTGAATTTCAATCACGACAAGGTATGTCAATTGGTCGATTTGAAGCGAAGACCCGCAGAAAACCGCCATAAATATATATAACTTCAAAATTCAATATATAATATAATATATATATACCCTCTCTTTCCCTCCCATATTTATTGTAGGAGCCTTGAAGTCTTGAAGTTGGCCTGTACGCCGCAGATTTCTGCGCCTTTTCGCTTCAAAATCGACCCTATTGAAGTTTGAAGTCTGGTTTTGTATTAAAAACCCCTGACCTGCGGCGTGCGCTCTCTTGAGGGGCATGCCTTTATGAAACTCGCACTGGTCCATCCGGTCGACAGCCATGTTGTCGATACATCTTCGCTCTCGCTTGATATTCCTGCTGAGACCACCTTCGACGAATGGGTCGATCTAGGCCGCCAGCTTTGTTCGAATGCGAAAGCGATCAATTGGTGGATCGGCGACTGGTGGGCTTTCGGTGATCATGAGTACGGCGTTCTGGCAAAGGCGGCAGCCGAGGGTATCTGGGGCAGGGAGTTCGGGACGCTCTCTAACTATGGATCTGTTAGCCGCTCGTTTAAGGAAACTTCACGGCGCCGTGAACTTCTTACCTTCACTCACCATGTCGAGGTTGCCGCGTTATCGGCTGCTGAGGCCGATGAGCTACTGGACCTAGCTGCGCAGGAAAACCTATCCACCCGCGATCTCCGTGCCGCCGTTCAAGAGCGGCGTGAGCAAAAGGTAGTCGCCGCGCTGACTCGTGATCCGCCGACGGAGGCCCAGCTTCACCAACGCGAGGTGTCTGCACTTCGCAATCTCTGGAATTGTAGCCGACCATCGGCACGCCGGGAATTTCTCGAAGCTGCAACCGAAGCCGAGCTCGGCCCGCTGGAGAACGACTGATGCTCCACTCGCCGGGATTGGCACGTATGTCACTTCCCCCCTACGACTTCGAAGAGATGTTCGTGCAGCTGGGTTGGGAGGGCATCCAGCGTCATTATGGTAAGCACTCGTCAGTAATCCGACGCTGGATGAGGATGTGTGCGCCCAATCTAAAAGATCGCCGCGCTGCATATGTCCAACGGGGAAAGCAACCGATGCTCACCATCGTGTCCAAGCCAGAGCCCATCGAATGCTCGATAGACCCCGAACTATTGCGCGCGGCAGCACACCATCTGCGAATACCGCGCAATGGCGGCTGGGTCGTGTTTGTGGGCCCGCAAGGTGATTGGCGGGTCGGCTCCCGATCGATGACCGGTGAGCAGCTATTGGCCATGGCCAGGAACAAAGGATTTATTCATGGCTAAGGCTCTCAAAAAGATCGGGCGCCCCTCGAAGCGCACGCCTGAGATTGTCCAACGCGTCATCGAAGGCCTGAAGAAAGGCACCCCCCTGACCATCATTTGTGCTGAGCAAGGCATGCCTTGCGACGATACGATCAGGTCGTGGGCTGATGGGGACAATGATCTTTCTCGGGCCATCGCGCGCGCGCGCGAAACTGGCTGGGACCAGATTGCACTGGATGCAATGGACATCGCTGACGACGCCTCGCGAGACACAATCGAGACCGAAAAGTTCGGCCCGATCCCCGACAAGGAATGGATCGCACGATCGAAGCTAAGGGTGGAAACCAGGCTTAAGCTTTTAGCGAAGTGGGATCCGAAGCGGTACGGCGATTTGATCAAATTGGCTGGCGCTGACGGGAAGGGGCCGATTGGGATCACCATCACGTCGGATGATGCTGCACTCTAGCAAATGACCGCCATCCTCACGCCAAAACAACAGGAGGCCAATCGCCTGCTCGGCGGCCCCGCAACCCACATCTTGCTCCGCGGCGGGTCGCGATCTGGTAAAACCTTCCTGCTCGTTCGGGCCATCTGCATTCGGGCGATGAAGGCTGAGAATTCCCGTCATGCAATCTGGCGCTTCCGGTTCAACCACGCGAAGGCGTCGATCTGGCAGGACACATTGCCCAAGGTGATGGAGCTTTGCTTTCCCGGCGTACCTCTATCGACCAATGAGACCGATCTCGTCGCGACCTTCCCAAATGGCAGCCAGATCGTGCTCGGCGGACTAGACGACAAAGCTCGCGTCGAGAAGATCCTTGGTCAAGAATATGCTACGATCTATTTCAACGAGAGCAGCCAGATTCCTTGGCCCTCCATTGAAACATCCCTGTCCCGTCTCGCGCAGAGCACGTCGCTTGCCCTGAAAGCCTATTACGACTGCAACCCACCATCGAAGCTGCACTGGACCTATCAGATCTGGCGACAGGGCGTTAAGCCCGGCACGAAGGAAGCGCTGCCAAACTCCAGCGACTATGCCGAGCTGCTCGTCAATCCTGCTGACAACCGCGCGAACCTGCCTGAAAAGTATTTTGATATCCTTGCAGGCATGTCCGAGGCCAAGCGGCTTCGTTTCGAGCGTGGCGAGTGGGCAAGCGAGGTCAACGGCGCGCTTTGGACGCTGGAAGGCATCGATACGCAGCGCTTGGCCGCTGCGCCGGAAATGAAGCGCATCGTGGTAGCAGTCGACCCCAGCGGCACCAAGGGTGACGGTATGGGCGATGACATCGGCATAGTTGTAGCCGGCCTGGGCATGGACGGGCGTGGCTATGTGCTCGCCGATCGCACCTGCCAGCTCTCACCTGAGGGCTGGGGCAGGCGGGTCGTCGACACATTCCACGACTTCAAGGCCGATCGCATCGTGGCGGAGAAGAACTTCGGCGGCGCAATGGTCGAGAGTGTTATCAAGGCCGCGTACAAGCAGGCTCCCGTTAAGCTGGTGACGGCCAGCCGGGGCAAGTCCGTACGCGCTGAACCGATCAGCGCGCTGTACGAGCAGGGCAAGGTGTCGCATATCGGTTCACACCCTGATCTTGAAGACCAGATGTGTGCGATGACGCCGGCAGGTTACGTGGGCGATGGCAGCCCCGATCGAGCCGACGCCATGGTATGGGCGCTCACCGAGCTGATGCTCGGTGGTTCGAATTACAACATCGATGCTTGGGGGTGATTATGACTATCTGGGATTGGATCGCCGCATTTGCGCTATTCGCGGCCGCAGTCGTTATCCTCAATGTGACCGTGCGGTACTTAGGCCCTCCTAGGCCATAGACCCTCCGTAATTCCTCCACCTCCCCAACCGTACATTCCCGCGCATGTCGTTCTTCGCGCGCCTCACGGACGGCTTGGCCACCATTGCGGGCATGGGCTCCACAGCCGACAAGCGCACCTACAGCCGATATAACCTGAACCACCTAGATGCTCAGCAGATCGAGGCGAGCTATCGATCGAGTTGGATCATGCGCAAAGGTGTGGACCTTCCCCCTTTTGACATGACCCGTGCGTGGCGGGATTGGCAGGCCGAAGACGACCAAATCGAAAAGATCGAAGCTGAAGAGAAGCGTCTAGGTCTCAAGCAGAAAGTGCTGCAGGCTCTTATCCTCGGTCGCCTTGGCGGCGGTGCTTTAGTGCTTGGCCTGAAATCCGGCGGGCACCCCATGCTGCCTATCAATTCCGGCGCCGTTGGGCTGCAGGGCCTATCCTATGTCCATGTGATGAGCCGTCACGAGCTGACGATCGGTGAGATCATCACCGATCCGGCCAATCCTTTATTCGGCCAGCCATCATTTTTCACGCTGAACAGCTCCCAAGGCGGACAGGTGAAGCTTCACCCCTCGCGCGTGATCTGCTTCAAGGGCCTATCCGTGCCCAAGCTAGGCATGACCAGCAGCGATGACTGGTTCTGGGGCGACAGCGTTGTCCAGTCAGTCATGGAGGCGGTGAAGAACGCCGACATCGCGCAGAACGCGTTTGCCTCGATCATTGAGGAAGCCAAACTCGACGTCTATAAAATCCCCGGCCTGACTGAGATGGCGGCGACGACGGAATACGAAACCCGTCTCGGTCGTCGCATGCAGACCACGCAACTGTTCAAGTCGAACTACAACGCCATCATGATCGACGCCGGCAATGCGGACGGCAAGGGCGGCGAAGAGTGGGAAACGCGCCAGGTTACATGGACCGGCATCCCTGAGCTGCAGAACGCCTTCATGGGATTCGTTGCCGGTGCCTTCGGTATTCCAGCGACCCTCATGCTCGGCAAATCCCCAGATGGTATGAACGCGACCGGCAAGTCCGATGAGAACGCTTATTATGGGATGATATCCTCCAAACAGGAGAATGACCTCCGTCCCCTGCTTGAGCGGATTGACGACGTTCTGTTGCCGTCTGCACTGGGCAGCGTGCCCACCGACATCTGGTGGCAATTCGCCCCATTGCGTGAGACGAGCGAAAAAGAGCAGGCCGATATCGCCAAGGTGAAGGCCGATGTGGTCAAGATCTATGCCGATAGCGGCTTGATCCCGACCATCGCCCTCGAAAAGGGCGTTCAGAACATGCTTGTCGAGGATGGGACGTTCCCCGGTCTGGATGGCGCATTGGCGGAACTGGACGAGGAAGAAAGGTTCCCGTCGTTGAGCGAACCCGAGGTTGACCCGTCGGCGCTGGCAATTGATCCGGTGACCGGAT